TGCTTCCTCACCAGCCTCCCGGGCTTTACGGTACTCCCGGTACAGAAAAGCCTCATCCACCGAATAACCGAGATTCGGATTAACCATGGCGAGGTTTTCCATCAGCAGGTGAGCCCCGCTTTCCACCATTTCAGGAGGATGCTCAAAAATCACCGGCAGAAAGTGCGGATCATGAATTTTGCCGTCACGCACATCCCGGGCGTACTGCAGTTTCTGTCTGAACACCCCGGCGGGAGGCTCATTCGACTGGGTGGTCGTATACACCACAAACCCTTCCGGGCGGGAGGCAAGGCCACCGATGGCTTCACGTAACATGTCCTTCCGCCTTGTACTGCTTGCCAAACAGCCACAGCTCATTCAATCAGCGTACCCACGGACTTGATACCGGACACCGTATTCGGATCGGCTGCCACCACCTTCAGGGTGGTGTCTGTCACCCGGTGGGTGATGGTCCGGATATGTGTCTGCACCTGACAGAGGTCATCCAGATCATCGTCCCGTCGTACCATATCCCTGGCAGGGTTGAAGGCGTTAGCCGCCACCTCCACGGTCGGGGCCAGAATCGTGTAGCCCGCCGCCTGCCGCCAGTTCAGTAACAGCGCCGTCATCATGATCCCGGCAGCCAGCGTGGACTTGCTGTTTTCTTGGGGATAAGGATAAAAAACTTCCTTGATATGGCGTACACCGGTCTGCGCATCGTAGGAGCCAAACAGGGCCGCCACCAGGTCAAACACCCACTGTGCGCAGGACTCCCCGAACGTCGGGCTGCCCGGTGCATCCACAATCCGCAGTTGTTTAAAAATCGCCAGGGCATGTGCGGCCTGCTCCGGATAAATCGGAGCCGGAATAATCGACAGCCCCTTTTTCAGGCGCTCTGCCCAGTCCGGGCAGGCCGTGCTCCACACAGGTATCATCCGTTGCCCTCATTATCATTATTCACCACCAGGCGGGGTGGTGGTGGCACCGCAAAACGGTTAGCCGCTTTTTTCGCCGCGTCACCTTTTGCCGATTTTTTACCGGCATCCCCTTTTTGTGGTGCGTGAACTGCGCCAGCTTATAAGCCGCATCCAGCGCCAGCCTGGGGTCGGTATTAATGTTACTCCACCAGAAGACGCCCCATCGCTTTCACCGGATCGGGAAGACCATCCTCCATATATTCAATACCATGAGATATCACCGCGGGCGGAGGCATCTCCGGATTTTTTCGTCCGGCTGTGGTATTGCAGCCACCTCACGGCGACGGGGTTTATCCTCCTGCTCTGATTTTTTCTGCCGGTAAACAGGAACCTCATCCACCTCCACCGTTTCGCACTGTTTACGGGCTATAAACGCGAGCACCTCCGGATCTTTTGCCAGCTGCGAGCCTTTAACCCTGGCGGTCTTCGCCGAATAACCGGCGGCAATGGCTGACGCTGTTTTGTTTTTCCCGGACATGAGCGCCAGCGCAAATTTTCGTTTTTGCGTTGTCAGCACAGCCTCCTCCCGGGTCCAGAACGCACTCAGCCGGGTATGGTTCAGCCCATTTTTCCCGGCGTCTCATGCCGCAAATGTTAACTGCTGCCTGGTTAACATTTGCTGAAAAAGCCAGTTAACATTTTTTCCGCACAACAAACTGAATAATAAAGATAAAAACCGCAAAAATGCCCGGACAGCCAGTTAACATGTTAACTGCCCTGAAACGGGAATTTTTTCTCTGCGTGAGACGGGGGGCGGTGTCCGGGGCGATCGTTTTTTCGCCGGATGATCCCCCCCCCAGGGCGGGTCACAGTCCGATGATATCGTCTGCCCTGCCATGACCTCCGGACACCTCCGGCAGCGTCCGGGTCCGGCATACCACTCGCCGTTTCACTGACTGACTTCTGGCGATGGCATTCGGTACAGAGCGTCCAGAGATTCGTCTCCTCATTACCACCACCGAACTGAAGTGCAATGCGGTGATCGAGTTCACTGTCACAAAGGTCAACCACATGCCCACAGAGACAGCACTGTCCGGCATCCCTGAGCCAGATACGACGCTTGAGGGAAACCCGGGCACTGCCACTGACACGACGCTGTTCACCCTTCAGGACATTCACCCGCCGGGTGTTCAGAGTTTTGATTCTGCCCGGTAACGTACGAAGCACAGCCATGTAAAATCCTCGCCATATAACTTGTCACCAGAGGAAAGAAAATGTCATCGAAAAACCGGACCCGCAGAACAACAACCCGCAACATCCGATTTCCAAACCAGATGATTGAACAAATTAACATCGCTCTTGACCAGAAAGGTTCAGAAAATTTTTCTGCGTGGGTCATTGAATCTTGCCGCCGGGAGCTGGCAGCAGACATAAAATATGCCCGTCAGTTGACTATAAAAAAGAATGATACACAGTATGCTCTGCGATGGCTGTTCATATAACTATTTCTTTATATTGCTGAATTTATAAAAAATCACAGACATTAGCTGTATTAATTCCGAATTGAAATAATCAGCCATATAGAATAAAAATAAAGCATAACAATAATAATCTTCTACCCAATCAGTACATTACTGCTGTGACTCCAACACGGCAGTTTTTTTATTGAACAGATTCCAGTTTCTTCCACCATCGCACCGGACGGGCGACCATGAGGGGAGAACGCCGCGCTCCGTTTACGCGGTAAACCCCGGTGTGTATCGTTTTTGATTATCCCCGCACACTCGCGCAGAAGGAATTCCCCGTCGGGCTACGGTCATGGTTAATGCGGAAATACAGCGACGATACAGCGCATGATGTGTCAGGCTTGAATACCTTTATCCGTTAAAAGGGATATCAGTTAAGTTATCCCGTGTAGGGTATAAGCCATTATCAAGCCCACCAGTAGATGGGCTTTGTAATGGCTACTTCGCTTTTGCTTCCGCTCGCTTACGCCGGCGCTCTTCTTTCCTCTCGGCTTTTGCCATGTCCATGAATGCCTGCATGATCGAGTTCCGCATCATGTAGCTAACAAAGTGATGATTGACACAGCCGTTGAGGCGCAGCTGCTCGCCAAACTCATCCACCGAGGCCAATGCTTCCATCATACCCTTCTCGCCTTTCATGAACTCTGAGAAGTCGCGCCCCGCTCTGGAGGCGCATTCAATGACACGATCACTCATCCCGGAAGCCCGGGGATCGAAATCTGCAACTGGTTAGCCAGGGAGTTAATTTCAGCGATCAAACCAGGTTTCGTGTAGCGCCATGCCGCGAGGCCTTGTCCACAGAAGCTCGCCATGTCTTTTTTCTGATCAAACTCATGACATTTCATGTTGAGCTGCGCACTTAAGCTGTTCCGATGATGAAGCTCTCCGGTGAAGTAATCATCGAGGACTTTATAGGCTGCATATTTAAATCCGGGGTTTAGCCATGCTGCGTAATCATAAGCAACGAACTTTCCGCCATAAGTTCCACCGTGCGCACCGCGTTCCGTAAAAACCACAGATTCGTGGTTTTTCTCCAGCTCAGCCAAGAACTCTTTGGTCTGCTTGTTTCGCAGGTAGTGGTACGGAGATTCAGATTCACTTTTACCACTGGCTTTCCACATATCAGTGAGGCAGATCATGCCATCTTCACCGATACGGATTGGTTGATTGAAGAGGGTTAATGATTTCATAGCGTGTACCTACTCTTTGAAATGAACCTTTGCCGCACAGGAAACCAGCCCACCGAGGCTCGCCAGCACTAACTGGTATCCTCAAAGGCCCATTCCAAAGGGGCAGGTTCGGTGTAAAAAACATGCGTTGCGGTACGCATTTATTGCAAAAAGCCCCGCATCGCGAGGCTCATTAAATGGACTTTGTGATTTGCAAAAAAAATTATTTCAGGCATTGCGTCCTGATGTACTCCTGCAGGTAGTTAACCTGCGCGGTTATCTTGTCGATTCCACCTCGGAGACGGTAATAATTGAGTTCAGCATCTGCTGTAAGTCCTGGGCTTTCTCCATCGCCCATGCTGCTGGCTCCGGTCGTTGACTTTGCACAGGTGGCGGAGACTTGCAGGCGCTTACGCCCAGCAGAAACATCAGCACGGAGACTTTCGATAGTCGCATTAGCATCAGCAAGCTCCTTTGTGTATCTGGCGTCAAGTTCTGCTACATCACGTTGCCGCTTCTGCATATCAGCGATGATGGATGTGGCTTTATCGCGCTGCTCTTTGTAGGCGATGGCGTTATCACGGTAATGATTAACAGCCCATGACAGGCAGGCGATAATGCAGATAACCAGAGCGGAGATAATAACGGTTACCCTGCTCATTGTTGCCCCCACAAACAGACTTCACGCTCAATCTCGCGGCGAGTCATCAGCCCTTTCCATTGCTTACCGCCAGCGTATGTCCAGCGCCGTAGCTGATCACATGCGCCTTTGATATCGCCCTGGTTTATTTTGCGAAGAAGCGTCGATGTTCTGAAATTGCCAGCGCCCACGTTGTAAACGAACGAGTAAAGAGCGCCGCGCGTTGTTTCCGGTATATCGACGTTGATGTACGGGTTAATTTGTCTGGCGACCGTGGCAAGGTCTTTATTCAGGAGGGCTTTGCATTCTGCTTCGGTATACGTTTTACCGGGCATGATGTCTTTTCCGGTGTGTCCGTGACATACAGTCCATACGCCAACGATATCTTTGTATGGTATGTAGCTGACACCTTCCAGACCATCGTTACCACCTGGACCAGTGATGAGCACAGACGCTATGGCAACAGCCCCACCACCAATAGCAGCTGCAACAGCCTTGCGTAATGACGGCGACATTATTCACCTCTCGCAGCCTTACGCTTATCTTCTTTAATCTTGAAATAAAGATTTGTCAGATACGTCAGCAGGCCAAACAGCAGACTTCCCAGCACACCTATTGCCACCCACTGGGACGGAGAGACTTTGTCCAGCAGCTGCAGTAACCAGTATCCCGTCCCCACCGCTGACGTGG